ATCCCAATGAACTACACCCACAGCGCAAAGACATCCCCGACGTTGGGTCTAACCTAGAGATACGAACTGTGCGCACACAAAACTCCATCCCTTTCTGGAAGAAAGACGCTGGCAAAACTATTGTAGGTGTCAAGGTTCTTGATGAAGAATATTATTCAGAGGTACAGATTTATGGTTCGTTCATAGCCGATAACTATATGACAGATGAATATTACAGGGCTGACATCGGTGGCTGGCGTGTGCCAGTTGAGCAGATAGGACAACAGTGAACGAGCAACAACTATTTGATTGGCTCAAGACCAATCATTACCCTGACCTCACTAAGTCTGAGTCCGAGTTTGATGGCTTTGACTGCCAGTCAGATGAACACAAATTATTTATAGAACTTAAGTCACGAAAGACCCACTATGATGACTTGCTTATCGAGAAGTATAAGTTTGATTTCCTTGTGACTGAAGCAGGGAAGTTATCTTATACTCCTTGCTATGTAAATTACACCCCGCAAGGGGTCTATTTTTTTGACCTTGATTCTATACTTAAGGCGGAAGTTGACTTAGGTTGGCACGATAAGTGGCTGCCTATTACTACCGAGTTTGCTAACAACAACAATAGACTAAAGAAAGTAGGACTTCTTAACACAAAGTTAGGAACAAAGTTATTATGAATTGGGAACGCATTGAACCTTGGCAGTATGTTGTTGATGCTGTCGCTGTAGAGTACTCTCGTAAGTTTGAGATGGTTGAGATTGAAGACTTAAGACAGACTCTTTATCAGTGGTTTGCTGAGCACCCCAATAAGTTAGATGAGTGGGAAGCCAAAGGTGAGAGAGATGCGAAGAACCTTATCTATCGTAGCCTCCGTAATCAGGCTTTAGATTACTGTCAGAAGTGGAAGGCTAAGTCTGTGGGCTATGATGTATCTGATGTTTATTATTACAACAATGAAATTGTTGAAGCCTTGCTTACTCCAGTCTTAAGAAGTGAGTTCAATGTAGCACACAAACTTAATCTCGGTAGAGTCGGTCGCCCATCGGCTCCGTCTGAAGGTGGCAACTTGATGGCTATGATGGTCGAGATTGATTATGTCTATTGGAAGTTAGGCAAGGAAGATAGAAAGATTTTATTTATGCGTCACGCTGAGGCTATGGACTTCAAAGAGATAGCAAACCTTTTAGCACTCGGCTCTGAAGATGCTGCTCGTATGCGTCACAAGCGGGCAGTCAATAGGTTGATTAGAAAACTTGGTGGCTTCAGACCATTTCCAGATTACGATTACCCAGATAAAGAAGAAGTAGAAGAAGACTAGCGGTTATCGGTTTTATAGAATCCAGTTCCTTTGAACTGTATGCCAGGGGCAGACCACACTCTCTTCATAGTGCGATAGCACACTGGGCATTCTGGTCCAACTTCAAAATGAATCTGCGTCTCTTGATGTGCTAGGCACTCATCGCATCTGTATTCGTATGTAGGCATTACGATAACTCTTTCCTTATGGCTTGAATAGTTGGGCAGGGATAATAACGCCTTAGAAGGTCACATCCCTCACAATATGGAGTATATTCTATTGGCTTATGTAATTCCACTACTGCACGAAGGGCATTGGCTAAAGTGTCATAGGCAAACTCTTGGTTGTCTATATCTTTTAGTAACTCTTCGTGTGTCATTTCTGCTCCTTACGGCGTGCTTCACACTCTTCGCATACTTCATTAGTAAGTAAGTCTGGGCGCAAAACTTTCATACCAAACTCCCCATAGATAGCAACTGGAATCATTTTGCTAAAATCTAATTCTTCGTATGTCATAGTCCTAATCTATCTCGGTCGGAGCGGTGGCGATAGCACCGCATAATTTACATTCTTGTCTTAAGTCATACCAGCCTACAGTTCGAGTCTCCTCGTCCCATATCACTGTGATTATCCACATTTTACTGCCACATAGGCAGACTGTAATCGGCTCTCCTCGTAAGTCTAGCATCAGTAATGGTTATGTCTTAAGTGATATTTCATTGCTTTACAGGGTGTTTGGTATCTGTGTTGGATGTATTTGTATGCGTGAAGGATTTGTATTGCGGGGTCTTTGCTAGTTTCCTTAAGTCTCTGACCAATCCCATACGCCGATGAACCTTGTTTGTTTTTGGCAAGATGGTCGTAGCGACTTTCTTTAGTAAAAATATAATCAAGGCATTTCCATTCCATATTACGCCACCCGTAACCTGCCCAAGCATACTGCTTTGCTAGTGCTCTATTGGCTTTCTTCTCTGCCATTGTCGCTTGTGTCCGCTCTTTTACCTGCGGTTTAGACTTGAGTATTGGGGGAAGAAGGGGCGGGGCTGAGACTACAAGGACTACACCAACCACCGCACCCACAATTATCTTTCGTTTCATTAGGATAGCCTAGCAACTTTCTTCCTAACCTGAGCCACCATATAGCCCTCTTCCTTGAACGAGTTCTGACTTTTCTTGTTGAGTATTTTCCTACGCTCGTAGTTCATAAGACCACCCCAGATTGAACCGCCGTGTAGGTTCTCGTCCTCGAGTCCTTGCGTAAGACATAACTCACGCACGGGACATTCGTTACATATCTGGATAGCCTCTACCATTCTAAGAATCTGAAGTTGCTTCTCGTCTGGATGTTTATAGAGTTTATACCACCAAAGTTCGGGGTCTGGATGCTGTGCGCACAATGCTTCTTTGTGCCATTCGGGCGGTACTCCGTGAGAATCTGATAGCACGTTACACCACCTTGAGGTTGCGCCGTAGTTCTAGGATTGACTGAGCCTTGCCATAGTCAATGTCTTCGGTGTGAAGAACTGAGTATTCCTGATTTTCATAGAGCCACTCGTCTTGTTGTTGTGTCGTAAGACTATCCCAATTCTCGGGAACTTCGCCCTTTATTGTGACGTCTATAATGCGAACGCCCTTTAGTTCATAGGCAACCCTATACGTTTTCATTATCCAACTCCGCCTCTGCTAGGTCTGCTAGGTAGGAATCCACCGCTTCTTCTGCTCGGTCACGCTGATAGAGTTGAATCTCTGCGTCTATAATGATGTCGTTTATGTAGTCTTGAAACGTTGCTCGGACGTCTTCACTATCCCAAATTTCTACGGCTTGCTCCCATAGTTCGGACTTCATTTCCTTGAACTCTGAGCCGATAGCGAATCCCATAATCTCTTGGTCTGGTGAGTAGTTGCGGTTAAGATATGCGATAAAGTTTCTTACTTTCATAGTTGTACTCCTGTCTTAAGTTTGATTAAGTCCGTTGCTTCTTGTTTTGTTTTAGTGATATGTATTTCTAGACCTTTAGTAGTCCATAATTCTAGTTGATAAGTTCCGTTCAGTTTCCATATTCCGTAATCAATTAGTTCTAACCTAGTCATTTTCGTACTCCTGTCTTAGTGAATCGTTTCTTTAGGTCGCTCAGTACTATCGCCAGCCACCACGAAAGGACGGCAACAGCGAACAGAATGAAGACATACAAGGTAACTTGTAGTAGTGCGAAGATACCGCCTAAGTGTATGCCTGTCAATATTTCTTTGAGAGTTTCCATTATTTATTTCTCCTGTCGTAAGTAGTAACTATGAATACACTCTGATAAAGGTGCTAGGCAGTCGCCACATATCGGCTGAGGCTTTGCCTTTCTGTTGTCCTCGCAGATTGCTCCGTGAGGTATGAGAGTGCGAGAGATAAGACCCCCGCACACTCCACATTTCATTTAGACCACCCCGTTAGGTGTTGGGTAGTTATACATTCAGAACAAGCCTTTATTCTGCGCTCGTCCTTATCCACTTCCCAAATAATTTTATACTTTTTACATAGTTCGCAGTTAGATTTGTTTAGCATTTCTTTTCTCCTGTCTTAAGTAGTTAGTTTATTTGGTTTCTTCGTAGGTCTTGAGTGCTTCTCTTGCGATGATGTCGAACGGCAAGGAGCCCTGACCCTGTAAAATCTGTGCAATATATAGCGAGGTGGTCGGGCTTATATGTTCGGCAACGAGTTCGGTAACTTGCTCGGCTAGGCGTTCCCATTCTCCCCGCAATTTGTCGGAAAGTTCGGGAGTGTTGTTGTAGAACATAACGTCGCTCATTAGTTCGCTGTAACTGTCGGCGTCGTTCATTGCTACGAGTAGCCAATCGTTAGCGAACTGGTCTGCGACGACGATTCTTTTCACGTCGTCGTGAATTGTGTTTGCTTGTACCTCTGCGAGTGTGCTCATTTTCTTTTCTCCTGTCTTACTGTGGGCGGATACTTTCCGCCTCGTGCCCCGCTATGGTCTCGCTCCATTCGCCCTCTGTCAAGAGT